GTAGGAGTGTTGATAGCAACTTTATTAGGATTGTCGTGAGCGATGGCGCCGCTGGCATAACGGACCGTGCCGGCCGCCATATTGAGAGCCAGTTTTCCAGCACCTTTATTTTTTGGATCATAAACGAACTCATCAATGACCAATTTAGAATTTTCATTTACTTGTACTTTTGTATTATCGGCAAAAATGATGCCAACCTTACCTTGTTTGGTATTGATGGCATCTTCCATTTCGACACCAGTACCTTTGGTGCCGGTTAAAGTTGTTTTAGCTCTTTGTATTGATGCTGGTGTATTCACTTGCTCCGTTATTGTCCCCACCGCTGCTAATGTGGGGACTGAGCAAGTCAGCAAAATCAAGAAACTCAGTATTATCAGGATTCTTTTCTTCATATTCTTTAATCAGTTCTTTGAGCGTAATCATAGTTTTTCCAATCAATGTGTTTGATGAATAGTCCAAGTGTTGTTACTGCCACTACTTTGGATATTTGTGGTGTTATTACCTGTTGCAGCACCTTGTGTAACATTAAATGTATTAGTACTTCCTGTCAAACCAAGAATAAATGTATTATCAGCATTACCTGTTTGTGAAACAGTTACAGAGTTACTAGAACCATTTAACGAACCACTTGGTGTTGTAGTAGATCCGCTATAACCACCAACAGTAACAGTATTGCCATTTGTGCCACCATTTTGTGTAATACCAAATGTGTTACTTGCACCAGTAGAATTCAATGTAACAGAACTTGTGGTAGAAGCAGTTGTAGAATTACCTTGATTCAAAGTAAAACTATTTGAACCGCCACCATTCATATTAACAGTATCATTATTGCCTGTACCATTAATAGTTGCAACGACACTATTGTTTGTACCACCAGCAGTTGTTGCAGTTAGATTGTTTCCTGTTCCTAAAATATTCACATTCAAATTAGAGTTGTTACCTGTTTGAGTTACATTAACATTGTTGCTTGCACTTGTTCCAGAACCATCATTGTTACTATTGATGACAGCAGTAGAGTTGCTACCTGTAATAGAATAACTATAATTGTTACCATTTGAAATACCATTCGCAACAGTAGTCTGAATACCTAGTTGTAAAGTATCACCTGTACCAACTTGATTAACAGTAACTTGATTGCTATTGCCATTGATTACTGCCGGCGTAGTTGCACTTGAACCAGTAGTCTGAACTCCTTCTACGGCATTACCTGCACCATTTTGTGTTACACCAATAGTCGAATTGCTTCCTGACTGATTGATATAAATGGTATTATCTCCGGCTACTGCCAGTCCCGACAACAGCATTACAGCTGTCATTAGAATTGCGGATAATTTTCTCGACAATCCGCCAGCGCCTTTTAAGCTCTTTTTCATTTCTTTTCCTTATTGTTTTACTACTCCCATCTTGGCTGCCACATCCGCTGGCGTGTCTTTTTTACTAGACATACCCAATGGAATACTCGGCGTTGCTGAGATGGTTGGATTAGGTTGTGCTTCCATGATTGTACCATAATCCCAAACACCTTTTCTTTGTCCTTCTTTAATTAATTCAACCACACTTGCTTCAATTGTTGTCTTTAATGCTATAGTTGTTGCCTCATTGATTGTTAAACCAGATTCAAACTGAAAGATGGCCGCAGTTGGACTTACTGACCCATTGTTGGGTGCACCAATCTGTGATATCATACTTCCTATTCCACCTGGTTCGATACTTTTAAAAATTGCTATAGCATCTGCTGTACTATAAACAATCTTTGTAACTGTTACAGTTGCCAATACTTTACCTGTATTAACTGATATTGCTCTTAAACTAACAGTAATAATATCTTTACTGTATTGTGTTGTTGGACCAATACCTAAAAAGTTATAACCTAATCCGCCTGATTCTAAACCTGTATCGTAACCAATAATACCACCTTCAAGTATAATACCAGCAAAAGTTAAAGGCATTAATTTTTGTGCTTGCGGACCTTCATATGCTTGTCGCATCTGTGTAATGATTAAACGTTCTTTAGTAAGAGCATCAATGTTACCACGCTCAACTACATCAAACCATCTACCATGACCAACATCTTGTAATGAACGAATCAATAAGGCATCAGCACCTTGTGTAACTGCGGTACTAAATGATGCGATACCAGGAATAGCTTTACGTTGTCCTGTTTTATCTGTGAATTGATAAACTGCTACAACCAATCTGCCTTTAGATGGTGGTGGAATTTCATCGAACTCTTTTTGTAATTTGTTCTCTAATACTTTTGGCTCATGTTCAACGCCAACCATTTGGCCGGCTTTTTGTGAAATAGCACAACCAGAAAGAATAAGAACTGATAGTATTAACAATAATTTTTTCATGGACCACTTCCTGTAATATTAAATGAGCCAAGTGGCACATTAATTGTGGTCATATTACCGACATTATCGGTTACTTGTAATTGAATATTTGTACCTGTATTAGTCCAAAATATTGTGTTACCTTGAAAGTTCATTTGACCTGAAGTAGATGAACCACCAGCAAACATGGCAGTTGCCAAGTTCTGTGAAATTTGAGCGTAAATACGGGATTCTAAGTTTGTTAGAAATTGATTGATTGGTGTATTGGCGGCATCTGCTTTTGCTTGTTGCTTTGCAGCTTCCATAGCTTGAAGAATAGCCTGTGAACGAGCATATTGCTCATTTTCCAATGCCATTTGAAATGCGCCGTACCCATTACCATTTAAAGAAGGACTCTTAAACTGGTAATCAGCAATAGTTGTAGCAAAAGCGGAACTACTTAATAACGCTAGAACTAGACTTTTTAGTATCTTGTTTATCTTCATCCTTAATTTCCCGTAACATCAATACGATGTTTAGCTTTTGATTCAATCTAATCAAATCATTATCTAACATCCTAACACGGTCAATCAAAGCAATTAAAACATTACTAGCTTCACTTAAAACGGGCTTAATTTCTTGTGTTGCCCATTTCCACACATAAAATATAAGGTAACCCATGCCGCCAGCGGCAACAATAGGAAAACCATACTTATTAACTAATTCTACTGGATCCATTAAGCGACTTCTTGCATTTTTGCACGAGCTATCTTAATAAATTTTTCAGAGCAGTCTATAATTTCTTTAGCCAATTCTGGTTCAATATTAATTAATTCCGTAGCAGCCAATCTGGCAGCATCCCAAAAATTAATGGCAATATCTTCTATATCATCCAAATCTTTATATAACGGCATTTTCAGTCCTTTCTAGCATCATTTTTACCATCAGCCCGTGCAATACGGTCGATGTCCGGTTTAACACCCATAGCACTTGACATTAGTGTATCAATTCTGATAACATCATGGTTCATTGTTTTAACACGATTGTCTAGTGCGGTAATAATACCACTCAAAGACTTGACAGAAGAAGTGACTCCAGCCAAGATAAATTTCAAGGTCAAGAACACAAAGTATCCGGCAGCCATGGCTGCGGCAATAGGAAAGCCTAATTCGGCAACTAATCTAAAAAAATCCATATTTGTATTGACAATCGTTGGTTAATCGTATATAATCAACAAAGCATCAATATAAGTATCAATCCATGGTATATTTATACCAATATTAATAGGAGAAAAAAATGGACATTAAAGTGTTGAAATTGCTAACAGGAGAAGAGGTTCTGAGTGAAATTGAATCGGAATCTGAAACCGAATATGTATTAAGTAATCCAGTTGGTATTGCTGTAGTTCGTGGTAAAGATGGTCAACCTAGTGTTGGACTGGCCCCATTCCCGCTTCATGCTGAACAAAAGAAAGATGCCACTATTGCCTTACCTAAGCGTAGTGTAGTATACTCTTATGTTCCTGCTGAAGATTTTATTAGTAATTATAAACAAATCTTTGGTGCTGGTATTATCGTTCCTCCACAAAAATCATTGATTACAGGCTAAATTGAGCAATTTCTATACTAATGTACAAAGTTTCGGTAACAGTATTCTCTATCGAGGCATTCGTGATGGTCAGGTAGTGAGGGAGAAAGTTGATTATTCTCCTTCATTATATCTTCCTTCTCGTAAAAACCCACAAGGTGTTTATTCTTCATTAGATGGTCTACCACTTGACCAAAAAGTCTTTGGTGACCTTCGTGCTGCTAGAGACTACATCAAGCAATTTGATGGAGTGCCAGGTTCTCCAGTAATCTATGGTCAAACACGATTTGAATATGCTTATATCGCCGAACAACATCGTGGCATGGTCGACTATGATTATGATAAGGTTCAGATTGCCGTAATCGATATTGAGGTTGGTTCAGAGAATGGATTTCCTGACCCATACAAAGCAAACGAACCAATCACCGCTATCTGTATCAAATTTCTAAATCAAACTCCTTTTGTATTTGCCTGTGGTGAGTATGAAGTACAAGGTAATGAAGTTTATGTTCGTTGTAAAGATGAGTATTCTCTTTGCAAACAATTCATGGCATTTTGGAAAGACAAGTATCCTGATATCATTACAGGATGGAATACAAAGTTTTTTGATATACCTTATCTCATCAATCGATTCCGTAAGATTCTCGGTGAACCAGAAACTAAGAAGTTGTCACCTTGGAATTTTATTTCTGAAAGAAAGACTATAATCAATGGCCGAGAGATGATTGCTTATGGTCTACTTGGCGTTGAATCACTAGACTACATCGAACTATACAAATGGTATGCTCCTGGCGGTAAGTCACAAGAGAGTTATCGTCTTGATGCTATTGCTCAAGTTGAATTAGGTGAAGGCAAGATTTCATATGATGAGTATGACAATCTACACTCTCTGTATCGATTGAACTTTCAAAAGTTTATTGAGTATAACATTAAAGACGTTGAACTCATTATCAAATTAGAAGATAAGTTGAAACTGCTTGAACTGGCAGTAACTCTTGCTTATGACACTAAAACAAACTTTGAAGATGTCTTTGCTCAAACTCGTATGTGGGATTCTTTGACTTATGCTTACTTGTATGAGAAGAATATCATTGTACCGCCTCGTATCACTAAACACAAAGATGGTATGTTTGAAGGTGCTTATGTTAAAGAGGTTCAAGTAGGCAAGCATGATTGGGTGGCATCGTTTGACTTGAATAGTTTGTATCCTCACTTGATGATGCAATATAATATTAGTCCTGAAACTCTGATTGAACCTGAAGATTACACAGATGAAATGCGTGACATTCTGGAACAAGGCGTTGATGTTAATAAGATGTTGGCTAAGAAAGTTGATTTAACAAGACTTAAAGGTGCAACACTAACTCCTAATAGCCAATTCTTTTCTACTGTCAAACAAGGTTTCTTACCTAAGATGATGGAAGAAATGTATACAGACCGTAAGAAGTTTAAGAACATGATGTTGGCCGCAAAGCAAGAATATGAAAATGAAACTGACGAATCTAAAAAATATGAAATTGAAAAACGTATTGCAAAGTATAATAACATCCAGTTGGCAAAGAAAGTATCACTTAATTCTGCTTACGGCGCTCTTGGCTCTCAGTATTTCAGATTTTATGATTTGCGTATGGCTCTTGGTGTTACGACCGCTGGCCAGTTAAGTATTCGTTGGATTGAAGCTAAACTTAATGAGTGGATGAACAGGATATTAAAAAGTGAGAAAGATTATGTTATTGCGTCAGATACAGATTCGATTTATCTCAACCTTGGTCCATTGGTTGATAGCATTGTTAAAACAAAGACTGAAACTTCAAAAGTTATCTCCATCATGGACCGTATTTGTGAAGATAAAATTCAACCTTTTATTGACAAAAGTTATCAGGAGCTTGCAGAGTATGTTTGTGCATATGCTCAAAAGATGGAAATGAAACGTGAAGGTCTTTCTAATGTAGGAATTTGGACTGCAAAGAAAAGATATATTCTGAATGTGTATAATAATGAAGGTGTGCAATACAAAGAACCACAACTCAAAGTCATGGGTCTTGAAATGGTTAAATCTTCAACACCATCTGTCATTCGTATTAAGATGTATGATTTGATTAAACTTCTTGTAACCGGTACAGAAGATGATGTACACAAATTTATTGAGGACTTTAAAGAAGAATTCAAGGCATTACCACCAGAAGATATTTCTTCACCAAGAGGTTGTAATGGTTTGGCTAAATATTATGATTCGGTGACATTGTATAAACTTGGTACTCCAATTCATGTTAAGGGCGCCATTCTTTATAATCATTATCTCAAAGAAAAAGGATTAACCAAAAAGTATCCTTTGATTCAAGAAGGTGAGAAGTTGAAGTATAGTTATCTTAAAACACCAAATCATTTTAAGAATACCGTTATTTCTTTTCCTGGTAGATTACCAAAAGAGTTTGGGCTTGACAATTATATCGATTATGATTTACAATTTGAAAAGTCATTTATTGAACCCATCAAAGTCATTCTTGATTGTATGGGCTGGACAACAGAGAAAATAAGCAGTCTGGAGGATTTCTTCTCATGATTTACTTAACATTTTTATGTGCCTTGGCATTATCTGGTATTGCTGCCTACTATTCGGTAATCGGATTGGCAGCAATCTTTACTGGTGCGTTTTGGCCAATCGTCTTTATGGGCGGAGTTCTTGAAGCCAGTAAACTGGTTACTGCATCATGGTTATATCGTAATTGGAAGACCTGCCCACTTTTATTGAAAACATACTTGACAACCGCAGTGATTGTTTTGATGATGATTACAAGTATGGGTATTTTTGGTTTCTTGGCCAAAGCACATATTGATTCCACACTTGATGCGGGCGCCAATAATGTAGAAGTCAAAACATTAAATCAACAAGAGAAAATTACCAAAGATAGATTAGATTATTTGTTGGCACGAGCCAAAGATCCATCAACGGCAAACAATCGACTTGATAAACAAATTCAAGATACCCAAAAAGAACTAACCGAAATCAGTAAGAAAAAATTACCATTATTAAAAGAATCTAATAAACTTGTGGCAGAAGTAGGTCCTATTAAGTATGTTGGTGATTTGGTATATGGTAGTGATGACAATAATGCTTTAGACAAAGCAGTTCGTTTGGTAATCATGTTGATTATGGTTGTATTTGACCCGCTAGCTGTGTTATTATTGATAGCAGCAAATATGTCATTGAAGCCGCCACCTGGAAAGCCCATCGTAAAAGATGGTGAAATTACTGGTTTAACGGCAAGTGACATTCCAGTATTTACTGAAACTAAACCTGACAATAAAATTGAAGTTGAAAAAGAAAACATTGCCGAGTTTGAAAAGGCACAGCCAATTGTATTAGATGAAGCATCAGGTGAAACTATGCCTCCATTATCAGCAGGAGTTAGAACTAAAGTCTTAGAACCTAAGTATGATTACAATGCTGAATTTGCATTTCGTGAAAAAGGAAAATAAATGAGTATACTTGACAAAATTAAAAAGAATAGTAGTATTAAAGATTCGGCTATTCTATCTAAATCAAAATTCTTTACAAACAAAGATATGATTCCAACCTCGGTGCCCATTATCAATGTGGCACTTTCTGGTAAATTAGATGGCGGTTTAACACCAGGTCTTACAATGTGGGCAGGCCCATCAAAACACTTTAAGACTGCTTTCTCACTTTTGATGGCAAAATCTTACTTGGACAAATACGAAGATGCTGCTTTATTATTTTATGATAGCGAGTTTGGTACTCCTCAGTCTTATTTTGATTCCTTTGGAATCGATACTAATCGTGTTCTGCACACTCCTCTTACTGATATTGA